CTTAAGTTTCCACTTACGACGATCTTCTGTACTCATTTTCTTACCGCAAATCATTTATTTTTAAACGCAGGTCTCCTTAAATATTTATTTACTATAAGGATTGGAATACCAACTATTATTAGGAGAAATACAAAAAATCCTAGTTCTGTTATTAAATTTTGAGGCCAAGTAGTTACAAACATATGATGTTTAAACAAAAAAAGAGAGGGTTATATAACCCTCTCTGTATAGTAAGTTAACTTACTTTACGTAAGTACGGCCCCTGTAACAGAATGTTCCATGGGGTTGGTTGGACTCCACCTGATGTATATCATACTCAACACCACGATAAGTGGTGTGAGAGATTTGTGCATCATGAAGAGCAGCAGTTTTCTCAATCTGCTTTTTGATCATGAGTAACGTGTTCATGATTGACTCCTAAAGTAATTGGATTTTTAGGCCCGTTCCTTTAATCGTTTGCGTCCCAGTAACAATTCGGTGTCGATTCCTGTACGGTATCGACCAACTCAACTCTAACGTGTTTAGGTAGATCCTCATTGGCTCTAATCTTAATCATAATGGAATCGGCCTCAGTACAAGAAAGAGATGAGTATAATAGAAATTCAAACATGGGATCAACGCTCCGTTGCGCGACTTACTTGCGTCCGACTCAATGTCGGATGAACGACCGATCTATTATAGACCAGTGTGGCTATTTATGTCAAGGGCCTTTTTTATCCATCTTTCTGATTTGACCCAAGTTAGATTTCTGACCTTTCTTAATCTTCTTATATTCTTTAATAAGTCTCTCCACTTCTCGATTAGAAATGTTAACTGTTAATTCATCTTTTTCTTCTTTTTCAACGAAACCAAGTCCAGTATCTTCCATACTGAAAACTTGACTCTCTTTGTCTTCAACGTAGTCATTAATAACTTCTTGAATCTCACCACGAATAAGTGCGTTAATTTGTTCTTTTAGTTCTTCATCTTTCATTTTTTACCCTTCTTTACTGTTGATGAATTCCAAAGTCTAGGACTAATTCTACCATCCGTTTGAGTGATATTCTTTAAATCATGACGATAGTTATCCCAATAATGATCAAAGATCTCTACCTTTTTCATTGAAGAAACAATATCAAATTTAGTCACACCATCTTGTAAATACTCAATCAAAAAAGAATTAGTTGGAAGAGACTTATCTTCTGCTTGTTTGGGATCACAATCAGAATAAATTTCTCTAATACCTTTTGATTCCATTAACCACGACCTCCCCACTGAATATCAGGGAATGCTGCCTCAACAATAGGTTTAGTAATCTTATATTGTGACTCCAATATCTTATCTTTAATAAGAATCAAAATGTCTGCTTCCTGAGGATGAAGACCTTCAAGAATCTGAATAAACATGGACTCTCTACGGGTCTTAGAGAGGGAATCATTACCACCCTTAACAAAATGGTATAAGTTCTTCCATTCCTTCCTCAGAGAGGTGTGATCAGTCCCTACAGGAACATCATTCTTCTCATAGGGAACCGGACCTTCTGGAAGAAGAGAGATGACAGTCTCATCAAAGTTCCAAATCAGAATTGCCTTGAGAGAATCTGTAGAATATTCTTTAAGAACATCAATTTTCTTTGCCCTACTTCTCTGTTTACTCACAAGATCCAAAATCTCAAAGATAAATGGATTTGGTGGAAGTTTATTAATCGTTTTCTTCGTCTTCGCTGATGAAGTCATTTTCAAATCTCACTGATAAAATTTCGTCTGGAATTATATTACCATCTACATCAAACATTTCTGGATGCATGAATGGTATTCTGGTTTGGTCGAGGTATTGTTTTACCGTCCAACCGAGGAGAGTTCCTACTAAAAGAAATAATCCTGATACTGCAATTGACAGTACTGTGATTGCTGTTTCCATTTTAATCTCTCCGAGAGTTTATTTTTCTTATATCTAAATGAAAATTCAAATAAAAACTAATCTCTCTATTGAAAAGAGAAACTATCTTTTGAAACCTCATTTCAATAGTTTTAGGTGTTCGGTCTCTCCTCCGTTTTCTTCTTAATAACAACTCCAAACCCCTATTAATTTCTTGAGGTTTGGAGTTGTTTATTTTATTTTTATTTAGAGGGTTTTCTTTTCCTCCCTGGTCTTTTTTCTTGCTCATATTTCAAAGCGTCCTCAAGAATTCCATTCAAATAATTTCTTATTTTTCTAGCTTCTGGTTTACCAAGATAACCATAACCCTCTCTCAATTGTTTATGTTTCTCATCAGAACCACCTTCAAGATAATCATCTAAGTCAACAACCAATCGATCAATTTCTCGTCTTGTATAACTCTCAAGAAACTCATAGACATCTTTCCTAGTTGCTTTACTTAGTACAAGATAGTCATACATGTTAAACATATACTTCCCATTAAACACATAATCAATAGTATGTTCAACAATATCATAGAGTTCTTGGGTTTCCATCAAACAATATTATTTTCTGTAAGGTATTTAACAGTTTCTGTACATCCACCAATCAATTGATCTCCAAGAACAACTCTTGGAAATGTAGAACCCTTTCCAAACTTAGTATAAAACTCCTCTCTTGTATAGTCTCTACCAAGTTTTAGGACAACATGTTTCTGTTCTGAAAGTTGTAAAACCTGTTGTACTTTCGTACAATAAGGACAACCATCCTTAGAATAAACTGTAAAGTTCATGTCTGCCATTTTTCATTAAACTCCTTAAAAGATGATTGACAATCTGGAGGATCAGGATACTTATATCCTTTCATCTTCATCCATTTATTATGTAATGCTCCCATCATCCATGACTGAGCAAGACTCTTCGGACCATTCTCTAGTAAGTCTAATTCATACCTACTAGAAGTGTGTCCCTTATATTCTTCTCTCCAATTAGAATCATCCCAATACTTTTTTTTGTAGTCCATAGAGACCTCCACATACTACAACTTTGTTATTTATTTCGTCTCTTTTCTAGATTGGTTCTTAATAACAATGAATGCATCTTTTTGATAATTTACAGTACCCTTTGGTGGAGACCATTTTGGATTAGCATCTGATGATTGTTCAATACCACAAACTTTTACTCCACCAATATCAACCTTAAATTCATCATCAACATCCCATCCAAGATTATATAATGCTTTTGATATATCTCCTAATAATTTTGTTGTAGATGAACTAACTGGGTAAACGTTACCACCATTATAGAGATCATCATCAATAATATCAGTAGAAAGTACACTCTCTTCAGGTTCTAATTTTCCAATCAATATAGATCCTCCCATAAAACTTTCTCTAATATACCATATTTTTTAATCTATTGTCAAACAAACTTCTGAAGTTGTTCTAGGATATAATAATAAGCTGGAACAATGTCCCCTTCGTCTTTTCTAAACAGGTCTTTATCAAAACGCTCTTTATCTCCCTTCGACCACAACCTCATACTATCAGGACTGATCTCATCAGCAACCATCAGACGACCATCATTGGTATAACCAAACTCAATCTTAAAGTCAACTAGATCAAGACCAATCTGATAAAAAATCTTAATCAGTATAGTATTAATCTTTAAAGCAGTATCAATAAATGTCTCAGGATCATACCCCATCAACTTCATACGATCTGGAGTCAATAAAGGATCATTCTTACTATCATCCTTTAAATGAAACTCCACTAAAGGTTTGGAAAATAACTTACCTTCATTAAAAGTCGTCTGTCTTACAATAGATCCTGCAGCAAGATTCCGAACAATCACTTCAATCGGAACTATGTCTACCTGAGTACATAACATACGATGCTTGGTAATCAAACCTTTGTAGTGAGTGAGAATACCTTTCTCCTCTAGTTTTTGAAACAGAATAGAAGAGATTGTACAACACAATGCTCCCTTACCACTAGGGAAGTCAACTTTCTCACCGTTTCCTGCTGTGACCTTATCAAAGTACTCAATCACCACTTGACCAGGTTCATGTTGGTAAACTGATTTAACTTTCCCGTGTGTAATTAATTTCATATTTTTTACATCCTCAATAAAATTATAATGATACATCAGCAACACCTCTGGGGAAACTTTCAATTTCAGTTATCTCATAATCCCAATCTTCGATAACAGTGTTAGCATATAACCTATCACTAAGAAGGTCCAACTCTTTAATAGCATATTTTTCATCAGGTGCTTCAAAATAAATATCAATCACCTTACCCAATCTCAACTTCTTAATATCCAACTCAGAAAGTCTACGGGAAGCATCTCTAACAGCATTACCCGGAGAATCATCCACCTGTTTTCTTAAACGAATGAAAACAGTTGCTTTATATTTCATAATCTTTGTTCCCTTTCATCAAGAACCTCATTGATAAGTTCCTTCAACTCATCTCTCAACATACCATCAATCATTTTATTTACATGTAATGGTTTAAAAGGGGGATACCCATTAGGATAATGAGTAGTCTTAAGCACACTAGAGTTTTTAATTCCAGGTGCTGTCATTCCTTGTGTATCTATTTTATCTGCTTTACTCATAATTAAGCCACCATACTTGTTTTTTCTCTATATAACATTTAGTTGCTCCATACTTTTCTTTAATACCTGCCTTCCTCCTATTT